AAAAGTAATTGTTCGGTTAAAGGATCTAAGCCAGACGCTACTTGCTTGACACTACCGACATACGGCGCATTAGGTAGCATAGGTGATATGCCGCCCATATTCATTGGAGATTGCCCTGTAATCATATTTTATGAGGGTTGAGCTTGACCGCTAAAGGTGTCCATAACCTTATACATAACGTCCATGCCTCTTTCCCTATCCTCTTCTAAACTAGGTACTAAGTTAATTATTCCACCTGGTTCTGTTTTCATTTCATAAGAACCAGCTCCCCTAACCGCTCTTGCCGTCATTACGAACTCGCCATCTGATAGCATAGCGGGTATATCGTCACTTTGTTCTGTCCCAGGACCATTTATATCGCCATCCATTCTAGGAAACTGGCTCGGATCCATTTCTCCGCCTTCTTGCATGGCTACAGCTCCGCCTTGTGCAAAAGCCATAACCGGGGTACGGCCCATCATAGAACGGCCCATCATAGACATAATAGATCCTATTCCTTCTGATTTAGGGGCGTACATTTTATTCATCATAGATCTTACAGCATCTATCTCGCTTCGTGACATAGTGTTTCCTGTGTATGGCATTAATTGTCTCATAATTTCCACAGTCACTTCTTCGTCTGTAAACGCTGCCACATCACGCTCATTTAAACTTTTGACAACATTCTCAGCAATTTTAGGTAACAACTCAGGAGGCGCTCCTTTAGCTGCGGATCGACTAGCCATTTCTCCGCCTTCTTGCATACCTCTAGCCATACCGCCTTCTAATTCTTCTATAGCACCGCCTAATGATGCCTCTATTGGTTTTCCACCAGATAGCTCAGGAATAGTGCCCTCTGGCAATAAACCAAACTCAACTGGGTTAGGTCTTGCTTGGCCCATTCTTCTAGCTATCTCAGCTTCTATATTATATCTACCAGTTGGACTCATAGTAACCAATGGTGTTAATCCAACGCCTCTTTGTCTTTGTGCATCTTCATACGCAAGTTTACCTAGACCAGCAGATAACGCTCCGATACCAGCCATTTTAGCGAAGTTACCTAAACCGCCAAACATACCGCCGCCGCCTCCGCCGCCGCCGAAGAGTCCACCTCCGCCACCACCAGCTCCAAAACCGCCTCCGCCGCCGCCAAAAAGACTAGATATGTTGCTTGTAAATCCTGTGCTACCACCACCAGCTGCGATGTTACGCAAATTCTGTAACTGTTGTTGATCCATAGCTGCCATTTCTTCTGGCGTTAAACCAGCTAAAACTTGTTGTGCTTGTTGTGCCTTTTGAAAAGCCTCTACTTGGCTTGCAGTACCGCTACCTAGTCCCAATCGATTCGCAAAACCTTTGCCAGCTTCCGGACCTCCCATAAAAGTTGATCCTGTTTGACCAAACATACCGCCACCAAGTAAACCTGATTTAGTGGTCAAGGCATCGGCTATACTTCCAAAACCTCCAGCTGTTCCGCCAGCAATGGGAGATATGCCAGGTATGCCTAGTTTTGCTATACCACCTAGAGCGGTGCTTGCTGCACTTCCTAACGTGCTTGCTACTCCGCCCAAACCTACTTTAGTTAAAGCTGATCCGGCCAAACCTCCTATGCCACCTAAAGCCGCTCCTAATGCTGTACCAACACCAGGTATAAACATAGCAACGGGAGCTACTTTTTTTACTACCTTTTTTAATTTTTTTCCAATCTTTTTGAAGAAACCATACTCTGGTGCGCCAGTTTGTGGATTCAAGTTTGCAATACCTGAACCGGCTACATAAGCCTCTGGATCCAAACCGCTCTCTACAAACTTTCTTTCTACTGCGGCCTCGAACTCAGGATCTTCCATGAACTGAGGAGCTAAAATAATTTCACCAGGAGTTAAGTGAGCTAATATTGTGTCTTCACCTGTGCCAGCTGCTTGTAAGGTATTGGTGAGCTCACCTAAAGGCGCTTGGCTCCTTGCTGACGCTTGCTCTAAAAGTCCACGCAAAGTTTTTTGTGCCTCTGGATCCTCTTCACCTAAAGGACCTAACGACGGCATAGGTGCTGGCATACTTGGCTGTACCATACCGCCCTCTAATTCGATGGGTTGTCTTGATAAAGTTGACTCTGGCACAAGGTCACGAGGCAAGTAAAGTCCCTCTGTTCTATCCTCAATACCATTTAGGTTTGCATCCCTGTATTCCATTGTCTTTATAGGATTTATGGTCATGCCCTCTGGTATTGGTGATCCATCCATCATGGTTGGGGTTGGCATTTCAATCGGAGGTTGTCTTAACCTGTCTAACGGACTTAAAGGGTTTATTGGTTTTGTAATTGTTTTAGGCGGCAAGTCTGTAAGAGCTGTCGCGCCGCTCAGTGGTGGTAATTTATATACTGCTCTTAAACTGTCTTCTAATGCACTCATGGCGTACTCACTGTTACTGTTCCTATACTCATTGTAGCAGACAATCCAGTCAAGTAAGTTTGATGTTCGTATAGGTTCCTAAATTCAGTGCCATCAAACGCTTGGTGAACCTCTGTTGTAGAGTTAAATATAATCGCTCCTGTTGCAAATTGCAATTCGCTAATCTCTGTTGAATTGAAGACTTGTATAGCATCTGGATCAACGGAGCCTAGGTTAATCTCTAATATTCTAACTAATCGGTTAAATGTGTCCGCACTAACAGTTTGACCTTCGGCTAAAGGAAGTCTTGTTTGCAGTAGTTTACTCACCTATCTTCTACCAGATGGTTGGACTTCTACCCTTGTGTTTCCCAGCCTCCACTTGTAATTTTTACGATCAGTTTCGGTATTGTCGTCGTCGGATTCAAACCGCAAAACAAACTGCCTAGTACGAGATCGGAGCGAGCCAAACGTACTGCTGGCTGTTATTTGTGTGGTTGAGTCTGTAGATAGAGTTTGATTGCTGAAATCTCTCCTCTTCACCACTATATTGATAGCTGGGTTTTGGCTGGTTCCTAAATCATTTACAAACAATATATCAGGCAACACTCGTTTCAAAAAAACAAAGTTATCACCATCACCAACATCAATATCAGCAGACTCCACAAAGACACCATCCATAGCGCCTGTGTCATTATTAAAACCTTTTTCGTGTTCGTAGATGTATTTAGTTGTAGAGTCTTCACCAGCTGCTAGAGGTTTATCTAACACCCCAGCCGCAAGCCAACTATATCTTTCTAAAGATCCTATGCTCCAGCTATTCTCTTCGTAGTTGTAAATTACATATCTGGATATCTCATTTTCATTGTCCGCCAATGAAGGGTAAAAAAACCATACCTCAGAAAACTCCTCATTCAATCCAGCGAAACATTTAAACGCTTGAGATTCGTCAAGATCTGAGAATACATAGTCTTGAACAGAACAAGGTAGTTTCTGAACAGCTCCGTTATAAAAGTAAAATCCTTTTTTGGACATGAAAAAGACACCTCTAGGACTGCTTACAGCGGCCTTGGGGCCTAACAAACCAGCTCCTTCATTGATAAGATTTATTGCAAACGTGAGAGGTGGACCAATAAAATTCATTGAGTAAAGCGAGGTATCTGTCCACACCAATATCTCCTGTCTCGATTTAAGGCCACCTATGATTGCAGATCCCGAAGATAATCTTAAAGATCCAGCCGTATTGGTGGTAAGTGGCTCAAAATCCAGTGCGTTTTCTTGGTCACTAAATGCAATCAACATAGGATCTACAGTGCCAGTCCTAGAGCTACCGCTAATAGGATCAGCTCCTAATACTATCAAATGCCTGTCTGTCTCTGATGTTATTACTTGTAAGCCTACAGTTGGCACTAAATTTGCACCTGTGATGCCAGATAAGGCTACGGCTCTTGTAGAGGTGCCATCGCTTTCTCTCCATCTAAATATACCGCCACCTCTAACATTAATTATCAAATCTTCGCCAAAGTTATCGTGTGTCCACAAACGCAACTGATTTACAGCAGACAGAGACGTTGAAGAACCCCAGCCACCAGCTCCCCATGTCCCGACACCCCAACCAGTAGCGGCAACAAAAAATTCTGTTCCAGAGTTAATCTGATAAACCGAGTCTGTAGCAGATCCGCCATTACCAGAGTCACTTGCGTTAGCAGTTACAGTCGTTCCAGCAGTGTCTTTTGCTGTTATAGTATAAGTGTTAGTTCCCGTTACTGTATCTATTTGATATTCTTGATTAAGCACAGCCGCCGTTACATTACCGCCCAATGACACAGCACTCGAAAATGTCACAAAATCTCCATTTACGGCACCATGGCCATTGTCTGTGACTGTAAGAGTTGAAGATCCGTTTGTTGCGGCGAATGTGGTAGAGTTTGTAGTAGTTGTTCTTATTGGAGTGACATCATTGTAAGTGCCACCCTCCTCTATATAGTATTTGTTTGTAGTTCCGATTCCCAAATACTTAGTTCCTTCGAGAGAGATCCAGGAGTGTAGTGCTCTTGCCGAGCCTATAATAGAAGAGGGTGAGAATTTTTCCCAACCACCAATTTTTTCTACCCGACCTTTTCTAAAGCGTATCTTATCGCCGTCAACCCAACCTCCCTCATTGGAGTAGTCGGTTTCTTCCTTGTTGATTCCGGGTTTAAAATTTAGTTTGGTTAGAGGCATAGATAAATTCTAGCATATCTCAATGCGCTCTAAGCTAATCTTATAATAGCTCCAGTAGCCGTTGCAGCTGGAAATACGATTGTAAAGTCTCCAGCTGTTGATGTTTTATCACCACCGAAATCTATGGCACAAACCGCTTTGTTAGAGTTGGTTGTGTTATAAATTAGACAACCTCTGGCCGTTATTGTTGCAGTGCCAAAAGTTAAATCTGCAAAATCCACTATGGCTGTAGTGCCAGATGTTGATGGTGTAACATTCGTAAGAGCGCTTCCACCAGAACTATAGTTAGTACCAGATGCTTGACCTGTGGTTACAAACGCAGTTGTAGTAGCACCCAAAGTAGCTGAACTCGTGTAAAGTGCTAGTTTGAATGAGTCTGCTCCATTCGTAAAATTGTGTCCTTCAACAAGCAACTCTTGTTTGAAACTTGTGCATATTGCCGATGATATTGCCATTATAGCTCCCTCAATATTTTAGCCATGTCTTCATGGCCTTGTTCACTTAGTATATTCGAGTAAGTCGTATTTTGCGACTTAATCGCGTTTTTAATAGTATATAAGATTACAGTATAAACTTGGTTTTGGAAAGCTAGAGCTTGTTGCTTTATATGTTCTGGTGCGTTATCCGATATGCTAACAATTTTTTTTGTAGCTTGCGCTGCCCAAAACTCAGGATCGTGTCCTTTATTTTTTGTGGAGTGTACTTCGATATTACCTAATACAAAATCACCTTGGTTTGTCATAATTACCCCTTATAAGGCTCTGGAGGCACTACATCTTCGTTTATTTTTAAGCCGTATTCCTCTAATTGATTATTGATTTCATCAAAAGGCCCAATGATAAATCTGCCCTCATGGGGCACTGCAACCAAAGGTTTGTCTAGTCTGTGAAAGCCATACAGTTTTTCCGTTGCTGGCACATTGGAATCTAAAACAGTAGATCTACCACTTATACCTACAATAATGTCCTCGCTCATACATTTACTTATCCAGAACTCAACACAAGCTCTACCCGCTTCCGCAAAGTGCATATTTTCTTTGTAAGAAAAATCTATACCAAACAAATCTATTCTAGCCACTTTGTTATACAAAGCGTATGCTATAGCAAACGCTACTGTATTGTTCATGTAAGCGCATTTTGTAGCGTTGCATACCTCTTCTACAGGATATCTGACTGGATTTTTTATTCTAGGATCTTCTTCACAAGTGTATATTGGCACATCAGATTCAGACATGAGTTTTATCATCGCTTTGGTTTGCTTGCCCGCATCATCTGAGTCAAAAAATCTACTTGCTGGATCTAATGCAAAAATCCTATCAGCCGGATAAACCAAACCAGCTGAATTAATACACCATATTTCGTCCCATTCTCTTGAGTTTTCGAGTCCTATTGCAAAATCGACTTGTGACACACCCAAGCCAATTAGTGCTACTGTTTTACCTTCTAAATGTTCTAATACCATTAAGTCACGCTAATGCGGACAGAATCGTATCTATACTCGTCGCGTGTGCCACGACCTTCTGATATATTTTTCATACGAGCTATCGCCTCCTTGAATCGCCCCTCAAACTGAGCAACGATTTCGGGCGGCTCTTTGAGAAAGATTGCTCCTTCTACTAAAGCTCCGTACAACAACGCATCTGCGTA